TCCCCAAGTCACGCCGTCATCAGTCGATACCCACGTTACACCCTGATCACCGCAGGCCATCCATGTGTTGCTTGCAATTCTAGCTACGCCACGCAGATTCAGCCCAGCAGATGTGACACCAGAAACATATGTCGATCTCGTGAATGACGCACCGTTGTTTGTTGATCGCATTATTATGCCGTGGTCACCTACGACAATAATGGTGCTACCGCCGATGGCCGCAAATTGAGCGCTGTACCCATCGGTGACGAAGTCATTCGTAACTTCTATCCATCCAGATGGCGGCGGCGGATATCCAGTACCAGAACCTGGTGTGTAGCCGCCGGTTTGCCCGTAACCGTCCTCTGTGATTATTCCATTCAAAAAATCTTTGTCGTTTGCATAGTACCTGGCATCGTAATTCACGGCGCGGACAGCAGAAGTCTGATTGTCATTCAATGATCGTTCTTGGAAAAGGAACGCAGTTTGCTGAGGTTCGGTATCACCAACAATCAAATAAGTGGTTTTGGCGTAATAGTCGTCATTGGTAACGAGTGCAAGGCGTGGTGCAGTCGCTAGCACCACTTTATTCGGTGCAGAGCCAGCCGTGATATCTATCGATTCAACGGTTTCATCAACGTATTGAATGAATATAACGTACGACGCATAAGTGGTGAGATCGACGTCCTGACTAAGCGTGAGTTCAAGCGCGTTGACATCCAACACTTCGCCGTCTTGAATGCTGGGGCGCGTGCTATCGGCTACAAGTATGCGGTCTCCTCTCACCAGCAGCTGAGATTCTTGCGTCGCATCGAACTCCGTGGTCGTGTTCTGATATCGCATCCTGTTATAGGTACGCCATGCTTGGAAATATGCAAGCAGATGGTTTCGAACACCAACGCTGTCGAACTTCTTCGGATTGACGGCCGCATAGCCAGGCGGCAGGAATATCGAGATTATGCTGTCATCAAATGGATCGACATATGTGTATTCAATACCGTCGTTGTCGTCCATTACTCCGAATGTGACGACACGACGTTCTGATCGCGGCAGTTTGTTGCGATGGTTGAACAGAAGCGTGCTGTCAGGTGTTTCCTTTTCAAATGCCAGCTTGATTACGTTTCCACGACGATAGGCGGTGCAGAAGACCGCACTCGCTAATGCGTTCGCGGTTTCCTCAAAGCTGATGTTGTCGCTGTCAAATGTGTAGCAGAACTCGACTGCATCGACGCTTCCGAAGTAGGACGCAACTTCTGCAATCGTGTCGTAAACGTTGTCGACGTCGATCTCTTCAATTTGACGATTGCCGATGTATCGATCACGACAAATTGCCATGAAGATATCATCGGCTCGATTACTACCAGCCAGGGTTGTCGTGAACGTATTTCCGCTCACACGCGCCGGTATTTTGCGCTGCGCCAGCATATTTATCTTTCGCTCTTTGACGGCCAGTGAACTTGCGGTCGCGTATGTGATCGCTTGAACAGTCGTCACGTTACCAAAATCAGTTTGAGTGACGGGCGCAATCGAGTACACGTCGCGCCATCTGACTTCATCAACTACGGTGCCGACGCCAGTGTTTGCAACGGAGTCTGACTTTCGGCAAGCGCGTACCTTGCAACGCCCTTGTATTAATCTTGGCAATACTGCGGTTACCGCTACGGTTTCCTTTAGATTTCGCGAACCGACCAAATCAATGTCCATCGTCTCTGGGTCGCTAATAGGCGTGTCGGTGTCGTCAACCTGCGTGACCTCAAGCGTTACCTTGACGCTCAGTGCCGTCTGATCTGTTCCATTGTCTGCATACAACCCGTTGCTAGAAATGAAGTTCGCGTACACAGCAGTCTGACGCGGATCTTCCAACACAAAAGGTCCGACCCACTTCAAGCCACTAGTCGTTAGGGTTGGGCTCATGTATGGCGACGTCGTAAACAGTCCCCAAGCACTATTAACGGCTACCGGATTCGACAGCGTTATCTGATTCGAAGTAACTGACAGTACGTCATAAGTCCCGGCGAGGTCATAACCGGTAACGATGGAACTCGTAGACGTGATGTCGAATGGAAACGTGCCCTGGGTGTAGTTGTAAACACCGCCGTCTCTGCCACCGATTCCGTGACCCCAATCGAACGTATAGAAGTTTGGATTGACATCGCCGGGGTTCACGAATGCAACGGACATCCACGTCGTTCTCGGATAGTCCGGAGTGTGTGAAAATTTTATATCTCTGATTTCGTAAGTACCGTCGAGATTCGGCTCCCAAGGATATTGCGTGTACGGATAATCGAAGTTCGGAAATATGTTACCGCTGGGTTCAACATGAGCCAGTGTCAAGCTGTCACCGATATTCCAACCGTCGGGGATATCTTCGCTGGCAACCTTGAACCAGATGCCACCCCAAAACGGATCAACGCCAGCCCAAAAACCTCCGATGGCAGTGTCATTGTTTACATCGCAGATCCAGTTAATTCTCAAGCGTTCTGTTTTTGTTCCACCCGGCGCTACTGCGGCATTGGTAATAATCAATTTATCACCGTCGACAAAGTACTTTGTAAAATCTATACCGCTTGCGCCGACGGCTTCAATAATATTGGGCGCGCGAAATCGGATATTGCTGTCACCAGTTAGGGTTGCCGTGTTTGGCGGCCGCAGTACCTGACCGTTCACTGAGTTCGAACGCTCGGCAGTAACTACCTTCGCGTTGATCGGGCTTCCGATAACCTGCTGCGGAGCCAGTGTCGGCGAGTTCGGTGATTGATACGGCGGATAGATTGCGAGACTGATTCCTGGGATATCTTGGACCAACGTGTCGCCGTCGCGAATATCAGTGACCTCGTACTCACCGCGCCCGATACACATGTATGTGTATTCAACTTCTTTGTTGTTCTCAAAGATCTTATAAGGCGCTGCAATCAAATCAGGGGTCGATCTCACTGTTCCGTAGATATCCGGAATTCTTGCGTTAGGTCGTGCTCTGTTTTGTCGATCACTAAGTTCGTTGTTAGGTGATGCCGCGCTTTGATCTCTGGATAGCGCAATCGGCAGCGGTGCCTTAGGCGGCGATGGTGCGAGCAGATAAGAAGCGACCGCGACTATCAGCGCGATGATATACGGTACCGCTCCGGCTCCCGGATAAACGATGACGTAGAAGGTTCCCGACAGAGAACGCAGATGTTCAATATCGGCTTCGCTTCTCGGCGTAACTTCGGCGTCCGCACTGACACGCTTGTGGTAGATTCTTGCCGTGTCTGGCCAGACCTCAAATTCTTGCGTCAGCAATTCACAGACGTCATCGGTTTGGTGCGTTATCCAAGACGAGGGATCAATTGGATCACGCGCGATGACGACAGTATTCAACATGTAAAGAACCGTATTCGTGAATATCCGATGGCAACCACATCAAGTGGCTGGTACTGCACGCCGGAATCGGATTTGATGTGTAGAACTCGATTGCGAATCCACACACCGAGGTGCGGCGCAATTAACTTGTGCTGAAGGAGAACGATGCAGGGATCAGCGGGACGCCGTAAAAAGCGAATCGATCTCAAAGCGCTATGCTTTGCCGTACGCTCAGAAGGTGGGCAGAGAAATCCGCCGAGCACGTTATCGATACCTACGCCGACAACATCGCGCCATACATCGCAAACGAAGTGCGCACAGTTGTACTCTCGGATGTCGTAACGACGTCCGAGGTACTTATCGACACTCATCTCACAGGAGTCCGCGCAACATTGGGAACCGCGAGAGTTTGTATCTCTCGCCGGTCGCGTTAACGTTTAACGACGGCGCAGATGCCTCAAACGTGCAGCCCTCGGCTATCGGGTTGAGCCTCTTGATTTGAAGATATAGCGGACCGTATAAAACGGTTGCTAAATCATCGCTGCGATAGACGCGGTATCGAACGACTGGATATTCAGCGAATCCGTCGCCTGCTCTAATCGCATCGATTTCTGACGGAATGATTTCACCGAGATCCCCGAAGGTCGCCGTCAACACGTGATCAAGGTTTTCTTGCGGCCCAGATAGCTTCAACTTCAGCGGGTAGTACTGATAGTCATGCGTACTACCGTCTTCATGCGTCACGGTCACGCCTTGGGTTGCATTCCTTACGATGTAATATGTTTGAGTGAACTTGCTGTGCGATATTTCCAAGCATTCAAGTTGTACTACGGTGGACAGTGAATTCAGAAAGTATTCACTGTAGTTGCTCATGCAACACCATGCGCCGCGTTATAAGTGTCTACGAGATTATTGTCTGCGGTTTCATCTCTCGCGGCCGCGGCGACATCCAGTTCTGCACTGACACTGTATACCGCGCCGTTCTGTTCCGTGAACCTGACGGAGTTCTGAACAAAGTTTGCCGTGTAAGTTTGCTTCGCATGGCTATCGATGACGAGATCAATGGTAAACGGCAGCGCGCCTTCCTCTGTTACCGTCCTATAGAACGCCATGAAGTAGTCGTATTGATCGCCACTAAATATCCATGACACGGACACGCGAGACGATGGATTGAGTACGTCCTTTCTTGTCCTCGGTCTGCCGCCGTCAAGCTGCGTTTGAATAATGGCGTTACCAGGCGTGACAGCGTATCCGCTGCCAATAGGTGGGATGCCAAACTTCTTCATTGCTATCTTCTGCGACTAGTTGATGTGTTTCGCCCCATGCTTTGCGAAACCTTTGAATTTGGATTACGGAGTTCGCGATCAAATACTTTCGGCGTGTCTGAATTGACGACGTCCTTTGCAATGATTCGCACGTCGTCTTCGGTGATCTGCGTTTCGTATGACACCGGATTGACTCGCGTGCTTTGATCGATATACGTAACTTTGGGCTGCCGATTCCAGTGCGATTCGTTTGCCGCAGTCACGCCACGATTGACACCTGATGTCTGCAGCGTGCCCGCTCTCATCGCATCCAGCTTAGCGACACCGATGCGTGCTGTCGTCGCGGCATCGAACACGTACTCTTTGCCGTGAACAACGCCTGCGACTCCATTGACGTCGCCGTCTCCCGTATATCCGCCGGTTTGATATCCTTGAAACTCAGTGTTTTTGATGTTCTCGATTTGCGTGTATAGCGTTGCAGCCGCAGCAATACCTTGAGCGAGGCCGAGATACCATGGCTTAGTCGCGAAGGCGTTTGCAATGGCTTCGCCTGCACTGATGGTTGCATTGGCGATGGCAGCAGCTTTTCCGATCTCGAACAATTGTCTGTTCTTGCTGCTCATCAATGACGCCAAGCCATTGAACATCGTCTCCGCGGCGTTGAGGCGTGTAGCCATTTCCGCTTTGGCAATATTTTGCCGTGCTTCAGCCGCTTCCTTTTCCGTTACGACTCCGGCCTGTACGCGGCGATCAATCTCGTCATACATCTCTTTGTATGAGAGCACGTAGTCATTGCTGAATCGGTCGAAGCTACGGCGGATATCGTCGTACTGTTGGTTGAACAGATCCGCGACTCTATTCTCTTCGATGATCCTCTTGACCGCGTCGACCTGCGACTTCGTTGCGTTTGAACTCAGTGCGCGAGTCGCGACCTCTTTTTTCCGTTCTTCATTACCCAACTGCGTTATGCGCAATTCTTCCTTCAGGCTTGCTACATAGGCGCGATCCTGAGCGAGATTGCGATCGACGAGAGCATCGGCAGCAGTATTCTTTTGCTCTTTCGTAGCGCCGGACTTATCAAGCTGACGAGATAGGCGGAGACGCTCGACGGCTTCGGCCGCATGACTGCTAGCAGTTGCTTGAGCAAGGTATTCCTCTGTCTGCTCGCGAAGCTGCTTGATGATGGCTTCGCCGCCAGAGATCTGTTCGGTGTTTAATTCCTTGAGCTGCGATGCTGACTGCCGTCGCAGCACAAACATCTGTTCTTCATTGCTGCGAATCTTTTGCTGATTGGCAATCGTCTTCGCATCCGCGTCAGCCTGAACCTTGATTCGCGCGGCTTCATTATCGGGTCCCTGAAGCTGTGAGAGCTCGGCGTTTGCGGCGCCGCGTTGAAGCGCTTCCTCGCGCTTAATGATGGCGTTCTCCTGCTGTAACGCAGTGATGCGCGCAGCAGTGTCGTCTTCAATTAGTTTGCGACGCTTGTCATAGTACTCAGTGGCATCGATAAGATCGGCATTGCGTAGAGCTTCGAGATTTGATTGATACGCAGAATACGCCGAGAGATCGGAATTGAGTTGGTCTTGAACCGCTGATCGCTGGTTACCAAATCTCGCATTCTGTAGCTGAACATCCCGCGCGAGCCGCGCGGCGAGAATTGTATTCAGTCTTGCGTCTGCAGCAATTTGGCGTTCCGTAGCGAGAGCGGCGTCCCTCTGCAGCTGCGCGCTGACCTTTCTTATTTCGACTTGATCGCGTAGCTGCTTTTCTAGTTGGTCGTTTTCGCGTTGCTGAGCTGCAACGAATGGACTATTTGCATAGCCGCTTCCGAGTTCTCGCTGTCCGCGTGCTTTCTCTAACTGCTGAAGGTGCTTTTCAATGCCGTTATCTCTGCCGGTACCAATGACGGCGTCCCATGCGCGAGCCGCGGCATCCTTAACTTTTATCCAACCGCGTTCGAAATTAGTGAGTTCACCACTGGCTTGCGTAACTCTTTCTTTCAGTGCGGCAGCGTATGATCGCTGCGCGAGCTCAGACGCGCCTTCCACGTCACCCTGCTTCTGCAGTGCGACGATCTGATCATAAACGCCAGCAGTGAGGTAATGGTATTGCTCATTGAGTCGCTTGCTGGCTTCGACGGGATCACGTCCGAGCTCAGCGAATTGCTTTGCGGTCTCGGCGACAGCCTGACCCGTAATGCGTTGCAATTGCTCTGCAACGATCGTGAATTCTTTTAGATTGGCAGCAGAAACTTTGCCGGTCGCTGCAAACTGTGCGAGAGCCTGACTTGCTTGGTGCTGACTGCCGACTGACTTTTCAATCTCGGCAGCCATCTGTTGCAACTGGCCGCGAGTCGTTCCCGCGACATTGCCGGTGAATATCAATGCGTTGTTAAACGCTGTGTTTTCGCGAGACGCGATAACAAGTGCTGCGCCATAAGCGACCGCACTGGCGGTGACGGCAGTAAATGTCAAACCAAGTGGCGACAGCAACGCGCGCAGTGCACCGGTTTGCACGCCGAGGACTCCGGCTTCACGTGCCGCCTGGCCAAAGCGCCCGGTCGCCAATCCATTGATCAACGCCGTGTATTGACGAGTCGCACCCTTAGACGCAGACTCCATGAAGCCAAGGCCTTTGCCGACTTCGCTGACCGCAGCTGCTTCGGCCTCCCATTTTGCTTTGTTCTGCGCGAGACCCGATATCGCTTTCGCGTATTGCGACTGCGTGATGACGCCACCGCGTAATGCATCCTGCAGTTTTAGTTCATTGACGGCAATCTTTTCCAGCGCCTCACCGGCTGGATAATATGTCTTGACGAGTTTCTGAATACTTTCGGCGTGCTCTGCCGCATTCTTTTTTAGAACGACTTCCTGATCAGCAAGAGTTTTATAATGCTTTTCAGTATCTGCAAGCGTTACGAGTCCGGATTGGTATGCGCTGGCGACAAGCTTTCGCTTTTCCGCGAGTTCAGCCAATGACTTCGCTTGATTGGAGACAGCCTCGTCGAGACGCGAGAAGATTTGCTGACTCGCGGCGAACGACGCCGTCAGTGAATCAGTCTTTTGTGCGGACGCCGTTGGTGAAGTGCGAACCTGCGTTCTC